ATGGTAATGTGGAATTATTTTATAGTGGTTATACTCCTTCTTATTTATCAATTAATGGGATATCATTTTTGGCAGCTTAAAAAATAAACTCTATGTATAATATAACAAAATGTCCGGTGGTATCGCCCAACTCGTAGCTGTCGGTGCTCAGGATGTGCACCTCGTCGGTCAACCCGAAGTTAGTTTTTTCAGGAGCACCTATAAGCGTCATACAAACTTTTCTCAGACTGTTGAACGCCAGGTGATTCAGGGTAATGTGTCAAACAACGGTATGTCCACCGTGCGCTTCGAGCGCAAGGGGGACCTCCTAGGGTATGTGTACCTCGTTGCCAATAATGGTACAAACACACTTTCCATTTCTGACTGGAAGAATGTCATCTCAAAGGTGGAGCTTCTCATTGGTGGTCAGGTGATTGATGATCAGGATTCCATCTACTCAACCCTCATCGCCCCATCCCTCTCGGCGACTACATCTTCTAAATCTCTCGCTGGTGGTCTCGGTAATACTCGCTTCTACCCACTCCGCTTCTCATTCTGTGAGAACTGGCAGTCGGCTCTTCCCCTCATCTCCCTCCAATACCATGATGTCGAACTTCGCATCACCTGGGGACCCAACGCCACGGACAACAGTGCCAAGTGGGATGTTTACGCCAATTATGCCTATCTCGACACGATGGAGCGTGAGATGTTTGCCGCTCAGCCTCAGAATATGATCATGACCCAGGTTCAGAAGGCGATCGCTTCGGGCTCCAGGATTCAGGAACTCAACTTTAATCACCCAGTCAAGTACCTCGCTTCTGCCGACGGTTCTGATCTCACCATTCTCGACGACACAAACAAGCTCAAGCTTCAGATTAACGGCACAGATGTGGCGGATTTCAAGTTTGCGGATCCCCACTTTACAACCGTACCCCTCTACTACCATTCCTCTAATGGTGTGTCTTCTACCGCTAAGAAGTTGTTCTTCTACCCATTCTGCCTCGAGTCTGGAAAGCTCCAGCCCACGGGCTCTCTCAACTTTTCTCGCCTCGACTCGGCTCGCATCATCAACAGTGCGACCAACTGTGAAAAGGACATCTATGCGGTCAACTACAACGTGCTTCGCATAGAGAATGGCATGGGTGGACTTTTATATTCTAACTAAATAGTAAATGTTTTGGAAGATTGTTTTCCTTCTCGCCGTCGTTTTTGTGTTGACCTATGATCCAAAATCCAGGACGCTCGAAAAATTCATGATTCAACCCACAACTGATAAATCGTGTGAACACGCACACTACGAGGCGGTTCAATTTGGGCAGTCGCCTTATGAATGTCCACCTCCAGGAAAACCTTCCATGGGTGTAATCACTTAAAAAGAATATGATATACCCATGTATATGATTCCCCTCAACAAAGATACGCTCATGATGATTGCCACCATTGTGTGTGCGGCTGGTATTATCATGCTTTTCAGAGAACTCAACAAGACCAAGGATGAGATGAATACCCTCAGGGATGTCTCCACTCAGATGATTAAAAAATTGAATACACCCACACCAGAACCTGCACCCGAAGAATCTCCCGTGGAGAAGACTGAAGAATAATCATGTGAGTTTATAATAACTTGCGAATGCGCAATGAAAAAATACAAAGCGATTGCTATCCCGGTTAGTTTTTCGGAAGGGAAGCCACGTTTCCTCACAGTGAGAGATTGGAGGTTTAAAGAGTGGATATTTGTCACAGGTGGGTGCAGGCGAAGAGAAATTTACAATCCACTCAGATGTGCACTCAGAGAGTTGGAGGAGGAGACTCGTGGGGTGGTTTCCCTTAAAAGTGGTGAATACACAGAGTTTACATTTACAGTCAAAGAGAGTCAAACGGTAGATCTCGAGTACAGTGTCTTTATACTTTTTGTGAATTTCACCAGGGCTGAACAACAGGCACAGGTGAAGAAATTCTACGATGAAAAGTCTAAAACACATATTAAAAAGATGTTAAAGCAGCCTTACAGAAAAACACACGATGAGAATGATTACATGAGTTATGACACACTCGATGAATTCAACAGTAAGAAGAGATGGAAACGCATCGTGGATAATGTCATTAAAAATCCAGAGTTTTACTCGTGTATAACTTCTTTACATAGAAAAACATTTTCTATAAAATAATGAAAGCCAAGGCATACATTTTGAATGAGATTACTGAATTATTGAAAAGTAATAGAGGTTTTTGTGATGAAGAGTGTGAACAGTGGGTAGAAGAGAATAAATCTAAACAGGTGTATATTCTTTTGAGTATAAAGAAGGAGTTGTCAGAAAATAAAGAGTATCAGGACATCTCATGTATGAGATGGTTTAGAGAATAGGTTTGTATAATATAGTATGTTTAAGAGGTGGTGCATCGAACAAAATTTAAATAATGCAACCAATCTATCACATGTACTCATGGACGGTGGTGTGCTGTCTGTACCATTTGATACATTGGATACATTTCATGAAAAATACATAGAAGCTGTTAAAAATGGAGAGAGACTCTATGTCGTTGAACAAAAAACTGACACATATAACTTTTTCGTAGACATAGACTACAAGGCTCCAGAAGCATTAGAATTACGAGAGATTAAGGATATTTGTAAAATTATATGTGATAAGGTGAGGCGGCACGGGGGAAAGGATTGTTTGGTGTCGGTCGCACCACCTAAAAAGTGTGCGGGTGGTCTCATTAAGACTGGCGTTCATCTTAATTGGTGTGGATTTGTCGTCGATCAGGCATCCGCCGTTGCACTTCGTGAATATATCATTTTGACACTCGCAACCACAAAAAATGGTGATTGGGATGCCATCATAGATGCCGCTGTGTATGGTAATGCTTCGAGAAAAACAAAGGGTAGTGGTTTTCGTATGCCATGGTCGTATAAGCGTGTAAAACATGACGCGTGTGAAGGGAGGGGGTGTGACTCGTGTGAGTCTGGAAAAGTTGATCAACTCGCATATCTTCCATTGTTTGTCTATAGATGTGGTGTGTTTAATCAGATGTTGGATGTGAGTCAGGAGCCTTCATTGGATATTCTAAAAATGGCTGTCGTTCGCACGAATGAACCTCAGGTGATTCATGTGGAACCACCCGTCAAGATGCAACAGAATGATACTTTACCACCCACCGCGACTGAAAAGGATGAGGTGTGTGAATCTGGTATAAAATATGACTTGGAGCAGTTTATCCGTGAACACATGGAGGGTCAGGGGAGTGCACGAGTCACTAAACTTTTCAAAAAGAGGGACACCTATCTGGTGTCTACAACATCTAGATACTGTGAAAACATCAAGAGGGAGCATGGATCGAATCATGTGTGGTTTATAGTGAGTGGACACACCATTATTCAGAAGTGTTTTTGTATATGTGACACTTTGGTGGGTAGGCGCGATGGATTTTGTAAGGATTTTTGTGGTAGAAGGCACAAACTTTCAAATAGCATCGTGGATCAACTGTACCCAAACAAAGAAGAATTGTCTAGATGTCCAGAAATAAAAAAATGGGAGGAAAAACCCCAGGTGAACAACGATGCCAAAGAGTATCTCGAACGATTTATAAAAAAATTTATGCAGGGGCCGGAAACTATGAAGGCTGTGAGCCTCAAACAACAGAAGACGAATATGATTTTACTCACGACATCCACTTACTGTGAAAATATTCATGGAGAGCACGAGGATGGGTGTGTCATGTCGTATGTCATCAAGGGGAAAGAGATTAGACAAAAATGTCCGCGATGCAAGAAGAGCACATCGCGGACACATTGTTTGACACCAAATGTCATAAACATACTTAAACATAAATAAACTATACATTATACATGATTACCAGGTCCGGTCGCAAGATAAAGAAGCCTGAACTGTTCCAGCCAACAGAGAGTGAATTCGTTGATGATTTCTCACCAGAAGAATACGATACGGACGAGGAGAGTGGGACGGATGTCGAGAGTGAAAGTGAGAGTGAAAGCGATGCTGGAAGCTTAGAGGATTTTATTGTGGATGATGATGACGCTTAAAAAAAACAAATGTATAATTAGAAAAAATGGAGACTGATATAGGAAATCCTATCGAATATAATCCAACCATTCCCGATAAACCGATTGAAGAACCCATGCATGAGGAGGAACACCCTCCACCATATTATATGGATTACC